GCCATCGTCCGTTCTTCATGTTCCCGGACGATGGCCCGCACGTCCTCTTTCGAAGCGCTGCCGAACATCAGATCATCACTTCCAGGTGGGTTTCCTTGCCGGCCGTCGTGTCAGTGTCGCGCACGCCGCGAACCGCGATATCGACCTGGATGCCTGCCGCCATGCGCTTCAGCGTGCGCACGCTCCCTGAGCCGTCGCGGATCGACACCGTGTCGACTTTAGCGCCGCCAGTCACCCGGATGGCACGACCGACCACCGGTTTGTTGTGGATGCTGTCGCCGTACACGGCTTCGGCTTCCAGTGCGTTGTACTGGTAGATGTTATCGCCGCCGTCCTGTAGCCAACTGCCGAGCAGTGTGACCTTGGCCCGCGTACCGCCGACCGGCAGCGCGACCACTGCGGTCGGCTCTGCTTCCTCCGCCACCAGGACCGAGAAGTTCAGGCCGACGACCTTGCCGCCGGCCGCCACGACAGTCGCAGCGTGACCGCCCGTTATGTTCACGACTTCGCCGCCGTTGTAGCCATCGCCCGGTGTGTCGATCCGGTACGAACATATCTGGTTGAACGGCGCAGCAACAACCCAGTGTTCAGCAGTGGCTGTCATTCCTGTTCTCCTTCTGGACGTAGGTTCCGGCGTCCGGCACCGCACCCCTTCGGCGTCACGTCGAAGGTGGCTGGCGCTGCCGCGAAGTCAGTTCGACCACCAGTTCGGCCGCCGGCGACTTCGCCGGCAGAACCAGGCGCGCGGTCACGACCGCAGTGGCTTCGATGATCTGGTCGGCGGCCGGGGTGAAGGTGACCGTCACGTCGTCGACCTTCTGCACGTCCTTCGTCACGTTGCGCAACGTCACGCCGCGGGTCCGGGATGCGGGCCCAGCCACCGTCAGCCCCACCGTGAAGATGCGGTAGCCGGTGACCGCCTCCATGCTGCTGCGGGTCAGCGTGGTCGCCGGGTCGGTCGGCACGATGCTGACCAGCAGGGTTCGGGTCATTGAAGTGCTGGCGGTAGTCCTGTATCCACCCGTCCAGTTCGGAACGCATCGCCTTCGAACGCTCGCGCAGGGCGCGCGCACCGGCGTTCTTCGCGTTGATATCCGCGTTCTCCAGCGCGTTGATCCCTGCGATCAGTTCGTTGATGAAGCCGTACAGTTTCTGCCAGTAGCGGCCATGCACGGCGTTGTGCCGCAGTTCCCATTCGTGCCAGACGGCCAGCAGTTCTTCGGCTACTTCGACCGTCGTGATCTCGAACGGCGCCGTGAAGTGGCCGGCCGCATCCTTGTGCAGCAGCGCGACCTTCGGGAACGGCAACGTCGGGTCGGCCTTGACCTTCCGCACCCAGCCTTCCAGGGCCAGCCACAGTTCCACGTCGTGCGACACTGACTGGTTCGTGTAGTTGGCTTCGACGTGTTCCGCACGGAAGATATCGAATACGTAGCCGCCACGGAACGGCAGCGCCATGTTCGATATATCCCGGCCGATCTTCACCACTTCGATCTCTGCGTTACGCAGCAGCAGCGCGACCGTCTGCCGGTACAGCAACGGGTCGTGGGTCTGCACCGGCGAAACCGCGTGGCTTTGTCGCCGTTCGCCGGCGCACGGTGCGCGATGATGCAGATCAGGTTGAAGTCGATGCTGCCGGCGGGCCCGCCGGCCGTGATGCGTGTCAGCAGCGGAATCGTCATGGCTAACTGCTCTGCTGAATCTGCCAGGTCGTGCCGCTGTTGATCGAGTAGGCGACCACGGCCGAACTGCGCCAGACCTTGAAGTCGACGCCGCCGATATCCAGCGTGCCGGCCACCCGTTCGAACATGCTGATCCGGTTCAGACCGGAACCGACCACCAGCAGGCCAGTGATATCGTCCTGGTCGTCCGGCACTGCGAACGCCAGGTAGCGGTTCTGGCTGAACGTCGGGATCGTTATCTGGTCGCTGTTCGTTTCCGCAGTGAACTCCGCGGCCGTGAAGACGGCGTCGACGCTGATGCCGGCGCGGCGCGCATGTCTGCCCGGTGTCGGCGCGAACGGCACCGACGGCGCCAGCAGCGCTTCCTCGACCTGTAGGCTTTCGTTGAACAGACCGGCCGCGATGAAGATCGACCCGGCTTCGCCGGCCGCGACGTTGGCCTGCCAGTATTCGGCAGCGTTCGCCACGTCAACCTGGATCGCGTCGTTGTAGGCGCCGCCGGCCGGCGTGAAGTTGTGCGTGTCGACCGCGACGCCGCCGGTCGCGGCAGCGAACCGCTGGATCGAAGCGCCGCGGGCCACGCCGGTCGTCGCGCTGACGTAGGCCAGGGCCAGCAGGTCGTGGTCAGCGGTGACCGCACCGATGCGGAAGCGCGCCGACTGCGCCTGGCCGCTGCCGATGCGTCCGTTGACCAGGATCAGGCCGCGGGCCAGCGCACCGGTGACGACGCCAGACAGACTGAACGGCAGGACCGACCCGACCGCATCGCCGACGCTGTAGTTCGTGATCAGCGCGCGGCCCATGTAGACGATATTTCCGGCTTCGCCGTCGGCCGCCAGGGCCACGTACGGCGTATCGCCGAGTGCCGTGTAGGCGTGCGCGTCCTGGTCCTGCGCATCGAAGTAGCCGGCGACGCTGAACGCTGCGTCCATCAGGCCGGCTTCGTACTGGCGGTTCCGTTCGCTGAAGTCAGACCGGTCGGGTGTTTCGACGTTGATTTCCAGCGACAGTTCATTCGACAGCGAAGCCAGTGGCGCAGCGTCCACCAGCACGTAAGCGTTCTTCAGTACGAACCCGGCCATCGCCGGCACAGCATAAACCGCCGCACGCCGGCCACGCAACCGGCACCGAAATCAGCGCGAAACTGCTGCCGGATAGGTATTGACAGACAACGCACGCGCCTTTATCATCAGGCTATCACGGATGCGGCCACCGGGCCGCAGAAAGGAAACAGCAGATGGCAATCACGACAGTAGACACCGCACAGTACCAGGCCTTCCCGACGTGGGCGCCGCAGGACTCGCCGGTCGACCCGACCCGCTGCATCATCGAAGTGACGCAGCAGACCGGCCTGTTCCGCAGCGAAACCGGCCAGTGCCGCGGCAAGGCCGGCCACGGCCAGGACGGCGCGTTCTGCGCGATCCACGCGCGGAACATCGCAGGACGCCTGGCCGAACGCGAACGGTCGCGGCAGTGGCAGAACCACTACGAAAGCGAACTCGGCCAGGCCGAACGCGGGCTGAACCACGCGGTCAAGACCTTCATCGGCAACCGCGAACTGACCAGCGGCGCACTGGACACGAAGAACCTGGTGGCCGCGCTGCTGGCGCTGGCCGACCAGCAGGACCGCGGCACTATCGTCCGGCTGGCGCTGAAGCAGGCAGTGGAAGTCCAGATCGGCTAGGAACCGCGCCGACACCGGGAAACGAAGTAGCCCGCCGATTCCGGCGGGCTACTCTGCTGTCTGGGGTCCAGGCGGCCTATGCGGCCGTGGTCACCAGCCGCGCGACGGTGATGAAGTTCGTCAGGCTGATGAAGTTGCCGCCGTGGCTGCTGGCGTAGTGGAACCGCATCACGCCGTTGCGTGCGCCGGTGTACGGGTCAACGATGATCGTGACGCCGGCCACGTCCCTGATCCAGTAGTACTCCGGCACGCCGTACAGGATCGGCCGCGCACCGGCGGCGCCGAAACTGTCGACTTCGCGGTTCAGGTAGACCGGCCGGTTGAACAGTTCGCGCTGTTCGCCCTGGCCGCTGTTCCCTGGCGGTGCCATCGGGAAATACTGGTTCGTGTTGATCGCCAGACAGCGATCGTAGGTCGCACCCTTCATCATGTAGACCCCGAACTCCGCCAGCAGGTCGTCCAGGTCGTACTTCAGGCCGCGCACCGCGTCCACCCCGGTGGCGCCGGCGAAGGCCGCACCGTTGGCCAGCGTGCGCGACTTCGCCGTGTTGTCCCAGCCGACCGGCCGGCTGGCCGCGTGGTTCGTGATGTGCTCCAGGAAGGCGTTTTCGACCATCTGGGCGCCGCCGCGGATCAGCCGGTCTTCGAAGTTGAACGGGTTGCTGCGCAGGAACTGGCGCGTCGCTTCCAGTTCGGCCCGGTACTCGTACGGCGTCAGCGGGATGTTGCCGGTGTCCGGCGACGTGACCGTGCTGTACGACTCACCTTCCCGCTTAATGCTGGCTTTCTTCCCGACCCACGACAGCGTGCCGACGTTCAGCGCGTTGTCGCCTTCGGTCACCTGGATCGAAGCGCCGGCCGCACGGAACGGGTTTGCCCGCATCCGCGCTTCGACCAGCGTGCCGGCCAAGTCGGTCACGTTGTAGTCGGCGTTATTGACCCGGTCCAGGTTCGCGCGGAAGTCCGGGTCGCGCTGCGCCAGGTTCCGCTCTTGTGCGCGCTGGTAGTGCGCCGCCAGGTCTTCCATCTTCGGCGTCAAGTCGAACTGCGGCGGCATCGCCTTGCTGCCTTCGACCCAGCCCTGGAAGTATTCGCGCAGGTCGGCGCGGGCCGTGTCCTGTGTGCGGAAGTCGACCGGTGCCACCAGGCCGGGCATCGCAGTCGCGCCGGTCGCGTGGCGGTCGGCCGCGGCCGCCCTGGCGTCGACGGCGTTGCGGCGTTCGATCTCGGCCAGCATTTCGTCCAGCCGGACGCCGACCGCGTCCATCGCGGCGATCCGTTCGTCGGCGATGCCGGTCAGCCCTTCGACCTGCATGAAGTCGTAGCCGCCGTTCGCCTGCCGGGCCTGCCGCCAGACGGCAGCGTTCTGTTCGGCCAGCGCCTTGTAGGCTTCGCGCAGTTCGGCCGTCGTGGCCGAACCGACGATCAGGTTCATCAGTTCGTCAAACATGGCGTGATTCCCTTTCGTGCCGCCGTGCGGCGGCTTCGCTGTTCTGAAGTTTCTGCTGCCGCGCCTGGCGCGCTGCCCGCGACTCACCCGTTCGTACACGCTCCCGCGCTGAAGGGCGTTCGGTCGGCCGGCGGTGCTGAACCGCCGTGGCGCCGGGGTGTTGCTGCTGAAGGTCGGGCCGCTTGCTGAAGGCCGCGATGTTATGGACCAGGTCGCCGAAGACGAAGCGGTCAGCGTCCAGCGCCGTCGGCGCCGGCAGCGGCGACCGCGGCCCTGCGTTCGCGTCCGGTTCTTCCTCGACTTCGTCAGCGAAGCCGTACTGGACGGCGGCCGCTGCGGTCAGCCAGGTTTCGGCGTCCAGCAGCACCTTCAGTTCGTCGCGGCTGATGGTGACCCGGCGTTCGTACGCCGCGATCATGCCTTCCTCTACCGTGTCCAGCACTTCGGCCAGGTCACGCAGTTCGTCGGCGTTGCCGATGGCCAGGGTCCAGGGGCTGTGGACCATCATCATCGCGTTGCGCGGCATGATCACCCGGTCGCCGGCCATCGCTATGACTGACGCGATGCTGGCCGCCAGGCCGTCGACGTAGACCGTGACCGTCGCCTGGTGCCGCACCAGCATCGAATGGATGGCCTGACCGGCGAAGACGTTGCCGCCAGGACTGTTCACGTAGACGTTGATCTGCTGGATATTCGGACCGGCGGCTTCCAGTTCCTGCCGCAGTTCCGTCGGCGTCACGTCTTCGTCGAAGAACTTCTCATTGAAGATCGGGCCGTACAGCATCAGGTCCAGGCTGTTCGCCGTAAGGTTCGCAATCTCCCAGAACCGCATCGTGTCTTTCCTTTCAGGCCGCCGCAGGCGGCTCGTCGTCGGTCTGCGGATCCTGCTGTTCCGGCGGTTCGGGTGGGTTCGGCGGCATTGTAGCAGGCGCCGGTGGCGGCGCAAGGATTTCGTTTGGCTTCACGTACTTCAGGCCGGACTTGATCAGAAAGACCTGGTGGAAGTCTTCGATCTGGTAACCGCTCTGGCGGCGCGCTTCCGCCACCTGAATGATGCCGTTGGTCACTTCGCTGACCAGTCGCTGCGACCGACGCAGCCGGTCTTCCTGAAGCACCCGCACCTGCGACAGATCGAAGTTCAGCCGGTACGTCCGGTTCAGGCCGAAGTCCGGCAGCAACTGCTGCGTGATAGTGGCGGCGATCTCGCGGTACATCGGCGCGATTGTGCTTTCGACCGCTTCCTCGCGGTATTCCTTCAGCGTCGCGCCGACCTTCGTGGTCGCCAGGCCGACGCCCAGACCGACGACCGCGCTGTTCACGCCCAGCACTGCGGTGATCCGTTCTTCCGGCACGCCGCGGATATCGCGCAGCCGCATCTGCTGCGGGTTGAAGCCGAAGGTCGTGACTTCGGAATCGCCCTGCAGGACCAGCGGCTTGCCGACTTCATCGCCGCTGACCCGTTCTTCGTACGCGGCCGCGACCGCATCGGCCACCTGCTTCGTGTACTTCAGCGGCGCCTTCGGCGCGATGATCACGCCGGGCACACCCATGTTTTCCAGCAGACGGTTCGTCATGCCGGCCGCGGTTTCGTCGGTGTCGATCTCGCGCAGCAGCGCCTGAAGCGGCGACAGACCCAGCGCCGGCCGGTCCGGGTCTATGCCGTCGCGGAAGTGGACGACGCTTTCACGCGGCACGTCCATGGTGCCGCGGGCCGTCGTGATGCGCCATGCCTGGATCGGCACGCGCGGGTCGACCGACAGCGGCGTGATCGCGTTGGATGGCACGTACCAGAGTTGCGCTACCGACCCGATGGCGTCCTGCACCTTCAGCCAGAAGGCGTTCCCGGTCAGCATCAGGTCGGCCACGGTGGCTTTCCACAGCGTGGGCCCGTTGTAGTACGGGTTCGGCTGTTCCAGGACGGCCAGCACGCGCGTGCGCATCGTCGGCAGCGGGCTGCTGATGTTTTCCCATTCGCGGGTCTGGACGACCCAGCGTTCGACCATAGGCGGCGCTTCGCTGAAACTGCGCTGCACCCAGCGCACGACCGCGACCACGATGCTGTTCTGCCGCGGCTTGCGGCCGAACCACGACCAGTTCCGCGGCAGTTTGCCGCCGATCAGGCGCTGTTCCCAGCGCAGGAAGGTATCGGTGGCGGCACGTACACCGCGACCGATACCGGCTCTGGCTCTGGCGAATATGCTGGGCCGCTGTTCCACAGCGCCGGCCACGATAAACGGTCCGGCGACCGGCTGTCCAGCGCTAACGGTAGAATTCTGCATCGTCCAGCAGTTCGTCGTCGTTCGTGTTGGCGATCCAGGCCGCGACCGCCATGACCGACGCACTGATGCCGTCGATCCGCTCGCTGCTGGCCTGCTTATCCGGCTTCACGTAACCCTGCGGGCTGGTGAACAGACTGACGTTAGCCGCCATCCAGTTCAGCACCGGATGGTCACCGTGGCGCAGTGTGCCGGCCGCGACCATGCTGTCCAGTTCCTTCGTCGCGGCGTTCAGCGCGGTCGGGGTCTGCGGGATCGGGTTCATGCTGAACCCGTCTTCGGCCAGTTTCGGCGCCAGGTTCGATGCTTCCCAGCGGTCGTAGTTGATCTGGTGGATGGCGTACTGCTGGAACAGGTCATTGATATCGGCGCGGATACGGTCGTCGTCGCGGATGTTGCCCGGCGTGACCGTCAGCCAGCCGTCGCGTTCCCATGCGTCGTACGGCACGCGGTCGTTATGCACCCGCTCCATGATCCGGTCTTCCGGTATCCAGAAGTGCAGCAGCAGGTCGAACGTCCGGCTGCTGTTCCCTTCGTCGTCCTGGTCTTCGTCCGGGAACAGCAGGGCCAGCGCGGTCAAGTCGCGGTTACTGGCCAGGTCCAGGCCGCCGTAGCAACTGCGCGCGTCCAGGTCACGCAGCGGGCTGCCGCAGGCCCGCCACTGCTGCATATCCAGCCAGCGTTCCGCCTGTTCGGTCCACTCGTTCAGGTGCAGCCGGCGGAACGTGTTCTGGAAGGACGCCATAGCGGACGCCTTGACCGCGTCCTGCCGCAGTATCTGCGGCTTGACCGATACGCCGTAGGACGGGTTCGCCTTCGCCCAGACCGCTTCGTCGCGCCAGTCGTCGCCGTCGTCCAGCGCCGCGATGAACACGAACATCGTATCGTCGTCCAGCGACTGTTCCAGCACCTGCTGCGCCAGTCGGTGCATCTTCCAGCCGATGCTTTCCGGCCGGTACACGCCGGCCGTCGTCGTCATAACGGTCAGCGGCTGCCGGCGCGCCGCGCGGCTCGTTTCCAGCACGTCGAACAGTTCCGGCGTGACGTGCGCGTGCAGTTCGTCGATCAGCAGGCCGTGGCTGTTCAGGCCGTCCAGTGTCCGGGCCTGGCTGCTGACCGGACGCATGAACGACCCGCTGGACGGGTGGCGCAGGACGTGCTGCTGGATCGCCAGGCGCTTGCGCAGGTACGGGCTGCTCAGCGCCATCGTCCGGCTCATATCGAAGATGATCCTGGACTGGTGCGTGGCGGTCGCGGCACTGTAGACCTGGCCGCCCTGTTCGCCATCCGCGACCAGCAGGTAGTTGGCGATGCCGCCGCTGAACGTCGACTTCGCGTTCTTCCGCGGCACTTCGATGTAGGCGCTTCGGAAGCGGCGGGTGCCGTCGGCGTTCAGCCAGCCGAAGACCTGCCGCACGATGAACCGCTGCCAGTCCAGCAGTTCGAACCGCTGGCCGGCCCATTCGCCTTCGACCAGGCGCAGGCAGTCCGGGAAGAACTCGGCCGCGCGGTCGGCCAGCCGGTCGTCGAACCGCAGGCCACGCGCCGGCCCTTCGATCGCATCGCGTTCGGCGCGTTCGTAGACCAGCCGTTCCCACTTGCCAATCGGTCGCTGCATCAGGACCGGATCAGTACCGCGACGGCCGGCAGAAGATGATTTCGGTCACGTCCGGCCAACGGCGCCGGATCGCCACGGCCAGTTCGGCCAGCAGCACTTCGCGGCTGGTAGCGGGTCCGGGAGTTGCACCCGGTTCGCCAGGGCTTATGAGGCCCGGCCGCTCTCCATTCGCACCCGCTTCGCCGTCAGTCATACTTCGCCGCCAGGGCCGCGTCTTCCGTGTCTTCAGCCGACGGCGGCGGTTCCAGCTCGACCACGTCGTTCTTATCCTTCAGCGCACGCAGCGCCGCCGGCGTCAGCCCGAACGCCTTGCAGAAGTCGCGGTGCGCCGCCGATGCACGCAGCATCACGTTCGCAGCCGTGACGTTCTCCAGCCCGTCGCGCTGAACGTCCTTCCGGGCCTGGACCAGCAGCGCGTAGTTTTCGCAGGCTTCGACAATCGTCAGCCGGAACCGCTCCTGGTATTCGCCGCTCTGGATCAGCACCGGAACGATGCTGCGCCAGAACGCCGCGCCTTCCTTGCTCATGCCGTCCGGTGGCTTGCTGCCCGGCACCGGCCCGCGGCGACCGATACCACCGGGTCGTGCGGGCCGTTCTGCCAAGCGTTCGCTGGACGGCCGGGAATCGCCGGCCATCCGCTTACTCGCCTTCTTCGGGATGCTGGCGCAGGTACTCGCTGCGGCCGTCGACGTAGCCGCGGCCGAACCCGACCTGCTGGCACCATTCCAGGTACTGGTCGGCCGTCATGCGCGGCAACGCCTGCCCGGCTTCCGCGGCAGCAACACCGGCACGGTAGCCGGCACGTTCCTGCATCCGCGGCTGGTCACCCAGCCCTTCCGGTTCCGGCAGCGCGATCGCAAAGTAGAACTCGCTGGTGCGCATCCCGGCGCCGCGGGCCAGACCCGCCAGGTAGTCACCGGTCGCAACGTGCTGACCGTCGGCCGGCGGGTCGGCTTCCGGTTCCTGTTCGCTGGGTGGGTCGTCGTCGTCCTGGCCGGCGCCTTCGGCTGCCTGGTCCTGCGCGGCCTGGTCGGTCGCTTCGGTCTGCTGTTCGCCGCCGGTGTCGGTCTGATCCGTCTGGCCGGCGCCTTCGGCTGCCTGGTCCTGCGCGGCCTGGTCGGTCGCTTCGGTC